ATGCAACTGACAAAGTTATTTTCAATGTATATGGACGAAAGAAACTATCTCAAGAACGCTTCACCACTGAGCCTAAAAAGCAATCGTATCTGCTGGAAAAGGTTTGAAAAGGCAATGGGCGAAAAACTAATGGTCAAGGTTCTGGATAAGGCTTTCTTAAAAGAATTTGTTATTAAATTGCGTGAATCGGGACTATCCCCGACAACCTGCAATATCACGATCAGGGAACTGAATACGTTTCTGAAATGGCTTTATGACAATGAATTTACCGCCACGCAGTTAAAAATGCAGCAGTTAAAAACAGAGAAGAAAATCAAGAAAGATTTCAGCGATGAAGAAATTAAGCGAATTATGGATTGGAAGCCGAAAACGTGGTTTCAGCACCGGCTCTACGCTTTGTTGATGACCCTGATAGACTCAGGCATCAGAATTGACGAAGCATTGACGTTAAAACGCTCAGACGTTAATTTCTACGACTTGGTAATAAAAGTCTCAGGGAAGGGCAAAAAAGAGCGTGTAGTGCCATTTTCAATGGAGCTTCGGAAGGTTTTATGGAAGTTTTCAAAGATGCACCCGCACAATCTGATGTTTTCTACCCAAAAAGGCTATAAACTCAGTTATAACAATATGCTGAGGGAATTAAAGCTGTTAGCAGCGGATTTAAGGATTAATAATGAAGATGTCGGATTTCACCAATTCAGATACGGATTTGCCTTAAATTACATTCGTCAAGGCGGGGATGCGTTCCGGCTGCAAAGGGTGATGGGACACGCAACGATAATAACTACTCAAGGATATGTCCGGCTTATGACCGACGATCTGAAAGAAACTCACGTAAAAACGTCAAGACTTACTAAACTTAGGAGCGGCTAATTTTAATTTCCATTTATAACTGCCTATCCTCACACAGTCTTTTCTCATATGGCAATTAAAACAACGGACTTCGCATTTTGCGATTTCATCCATTACGCTTCTCAATGCCCAAGAATGTTTTGACATTTCCGAGATATTGCCGCGTTTTTCTCCCCGAACGTGGTCAAAAGTTAAAACCACAGCATCAGTTTCACCACAATCCACGCAAGGATGCGATTCCAGATATTCGTGAATAAATATTTGATTTCTAATTCGGGTTTTTCGGTTTCGCTCTAAATAAATTGGCTTGTGTTGCTGGTATCTAGCTTTACCGTATTCAGTTTGACATGGTTTACAAGTAGTTTGGAGTCCATCTTTTTTCTGAGAATTTCGAGCGAATAAATCTATTAATTTGTCTTGCTTACAATTACCGCAAAACTTAGTCATTGAAGTTAGGATTAATAATTTGAGTAAATTCTTTAATTGCCTCCCGTTCGGACATCATTGTTTGAGCTTTCTTAATAATAGCTCGATGGCGATCTGGAAATGTTTTTTTGAACCACTTAGTAAATGCTTCCGGTGTTTTGTGAGCTGAAAATAAGTGATTAAAAACGTGATGACTCACACATAAAACAACAGCGTTTTCCATCATTAATCGTGTCGCCTTGCAGCTTCTACCTTTGAAATGATGTGCGTTTAATCCTTCCGTCATTTTGCAATATTCGCAATAAGGCGTTTTCTCTCTGGCGGTTTTAGACCACTCTTTATCGTATTTACTGAGTTTTATTTTCTTTATTTTGGAATAGCCCATTAAAGTTGTTTCAATCGTTCTAAAACATCTGCCGAGGTATGTCCATCAAATTCAGGTGCTTTGTCTAAGGTTTCTGCAAAATAAGTTTCTTTCCACTTGGACATTGGTAGATGGTAAGTAATCTGGCTTCCTTTACCTTTGTCTATCCCCAAAAGAAACCAACCTTCAATTTCGGTACCATCTGGGTAGAAGCCACTTCTCCAAACTGTGTCATTAAATCCTCCTTGGGAGTTTATGATACTAACGCATTTACAAAGTTGGATATATAGCTGTATACGATGCTCATAAAGCTCATCAAACGTATGGTAGCCGTCTGAAACCTGGATATTATCTCCAGTGATTTTTATGGATTTTTCCATTTTTATTGTGAGTTAATTATTTGATTTCCAATATTTATATGATTCTGTCTGCTCATGACAAGGTTTGCAGATTGCCTGTAAATTCGACAACGTAAACCGCAAATCAGGACGACTTGCCCAAGATTCTTTGTGGTGGACTTCAAGATACCCACCTTGTTTACCGCACTTCTGGCAAGTGAATTTATCTCTACGAAGCACAGCAAGGCGTGTCATTTTCCACTCTGAAGAATTTCTACCGGGGTTATGCTTGGTGAAAAGCAGTAAGGCGAATATAGCTATTAAACCGATTGTAATGATGGTGGTGTTCATAAATCACGAGCTTAGTCCGCCGAACGTTGAAACAAACAAAGTCGCTCAGCGGATTAAATTTACGATTTGCGAGATTAGTGCGGTTACTGTGCCGTAATTATAGCAAGGAAGTTATCAATAGCCTTTATTTTTCTCCGCAAAATTCACAAGTTCCATCTGGGAATGGTTTCATATACATCCCACAGTTTTTACAAACTTTCATCGGCGTTTAATTCTTTAATAAATAAATTCCAACTCTTGCCTGAATGTTTCTGGGCGACCTTTAGTGATTCCCATACTTCATCAGAGAGGCGCATACTTCTGACCGGATATTTAATTCCTTGTTCATCATTCATGTATTACTAATGGTATTACTAATGGTATTACCTAAACCCCACCACCCACGAGCCATTTGCCTAAAACGATATTCTTTTATGGAAGGAAGGAGTCCGAGGTGTCCTCACCGGAATCTTGTCCGGTTCAAAGAGGTTTTGCAGATAATCGCATTTGAGGTTTCCGTTATCTGGCACACATGCCCTTAGCCATTTTACATCCGCTAAGTATCTTGTAGAGATTGGGGAGGATGAGAGTTTTATAAGCTCTTAACCCGATTCCTCGTAATGAAACCAGAAATGGGATTAAGAATTTATAAACGGCGGAAATTCACTTGAAACTAGGGTCAAAATAATTATTAAACGAGAATCTCTAACTCTATAGACTGAGTAAGTTCTCCATCAGGGTCTAACTTATCCAGTTCTTTCTGGTCTAAATCTGGCAGAAGGTAATGGATAATGATGTCGTCTTTATTATTATCGTCAAGGTCTTTAATCATTTGCTCATAGGATTTTTCAGCGGCTTTTAATACTATCCTCATTTGATTGAAGAACATCTGTGGTTCCATCATTCGCGGATTTGGTAAGGCTATCTTGAATTCCATATTTTATATGCTTTCCTTGACCCTAGTTGTAAATGAACGACTACCAAGCAGAGGGAACGATTCACGAAATGTTGTAGTATTTGCTATTTATCGTCGGCAACACACTAAATACGACGTTTAACTAAATTGTAGTAACAGAAAACCCCGCCCATCCGATCAAAGATAGAAGCGAGGTGTTGTGTGATCGGATGCTTTGTTTATTTGTTCGCGTAGGATTTTATAACTGAATTGTAGCAAGCCTATAAACGCCGTCAAGAGGGTTGATTGTGGATAATTTAACATAAATTTAATACTAACAATTAAAACATCTACAACTTTTAATTTCTGAGTGCAATCTAATTAATTGCTGAAAAGCAAATTCCATTTTAAGAGGTGTAAAACAATGGGAAACTGGTTATGGGATGATAGAACTACAGACGAGGCATATGCCGAAGGACAAAGTGACGGCGCTACTGATAATTTAGCAGAACGCATCGCACACGATATAGTGGATGGTTTTGATAATATGGCTGCTAACTTAGGTGGCGATGATGTTGAAGATACGCGCTCAGACAATGAAAATGCGTATGAGTCTGGTTATCACGGACAAAGAGGAAATTGATTTAAATATAATTTTTTAGTTATGCCCGTTATTATAACGGGCATTTTTATTTATTGGCTTTTCCATATTAAATATCTAAAGAGCTTTCCCAATCATCACCAAATACCCAGCGTAGAGCTGACATTTTGCCTTGAAGAAATCCCCATTCAAAATCATCATAAACAAGATTTTCTCTACCGCCGTATTTTTCTTCCATTTCTTTCATTTTTTTAATTGCAGCTTGGAAAAAATGCTCCATTTCGGGTCGGCGTTCTTCTTCGCCCCTAGCCATTTTCTCGAACATGATTAATTTTCTGACATACCAAACTTTGTCTGTGATTTCATCCAATACTTCGGCAATCGAGTTATCGCTGCGCCTCAAAATCATTGCCCATTTTTCGCCGTCTTCTTCAATCCATTCAACCTTATTTCCTTCTTCATCATAGCCGATAGGAAAACCATTTATACCGACTTCACCTACTTGTACAGGGTCTTTCATCTCAGATTCAGTGCGATTGCGAAAAGGATTTAAAAATTCTCGGTTCATTTCCGCTATCTGTGTCGCCAAGTCAGTTTCGCATTGTTCTATTCCGATTCCAGCCTCTAAAATTTTCCACCAACCATTTCCTTGGATAGCCGGATTTCTATCTATTATTCCAAAAACTACTTTGCCGATTTTTCGACCGATTATTCTATCGGCACAAGGTGTTTTGTTTTTACCACGTCTAGTGCAAGGCTCTAAGGTTGTAAATAATGTTGCCCCAGTCAGGTCTTTATCTGCCAGTTTCATTTCCAATACGGTAAATTCAGCATGGTGTCCCGACTCAATTTCACCTCTGTATCCCTCACCCAAGATGATTCCGTCACGAGCGACTATAGCAGCTACTTTTGGTGAATTTTTGCCCTGTTCACTTTTACAGTTATGAGCTAATTCTATAGCTCTCTGCATTATTTCTCTATCTGTTAATTTCTTTCCGTCCATATTTCTCCATACACACTATTTTAAGGATTCTTTAGCTTTAATAATATAAGCCACTTCATTACCCGGAGCTTTTAATTCTCCTTCGAGTAACTCAACTTTTCTATTTTTGAAAGAAAATAACGCTTCAGTAGCTTTACCCCATTTAAAACTTACTAAATCTCCTAAAACCTCTGCACTAGCGGTAATAAAAGTTTTAAGTGTTCCTGAATTCGTTTTCATTTTATGAAATTTCATGTGTTGCTGATATTGGTCTAATAAGTATTCAATTTTCTGTTCTATTTCAATTGGTGTCAGTTCGTTTCTCGAAACTTCATTAATCCAATTCCGCAACGATAAAAATTTACTTCTTGAATCCGGGTCGCTTTTAAAATCTAAAATCTGTTCCCAAGAAACAGATTGATCAACTACAGGTAGTTCATTAATAACAATGCTTAAAACGTCTTTTGGCTGCAAATCCAAAAGTGGATTACAAAAGTGAGAAAAAGACGAGCATGCATTAACCTTATTGATTTCACGCATATATAAACATCCTGCTCTTGTGTCTAGCTGAGTCATTATCATAACTGCTGCAAATCTGAATTTTATATCGTCAGGCATTTTTACCGGATGCTCGTCTTTAAGCATTTGGTGCAATTCATTTGCTAACCCCCGATACATCCAATATTCTTCACTTAAAGGCAGATTGGTTTTTGGCGTTTCTAACTCATACAAAATTCCTTTTTCTTGAAGCCACAGCATATCATTGATAGTGTCTTCGGGAATCTCCTTGTTATTAAACACTGATTCGAGATAAAGAACTGGTATTCTATCGAGAATCATTGACTCTCGCTTCAAATTTGCAGAAATGTGAGTGGGTTCCATGATAAAATCAAATTCATTTTTTACTCCTACAAATTCAATCATAATTTTACTGTTGATAACTTCTAATTTACTCCAGAAGATACGTCAAAACCCTAATAAAATCAACACTTTTTATCTATTTACAAATTCGGTGAGATTGGTATGATTACCTCAAAGGTCGCTAATCATTAAAGCCCATGTTGGGCAGATTATGATGAGACTATGTTAAAAGTGCCAGCGCAAATATCTAAGGTAGAAACTACCTCTGATAAATGCCTCAAGTTAATAGTCCATACAACACAAGAACTCAAGTCATCTGACGAAGCCGAAGTGTTTCAAATGAAACAGAAAATCGGCTGGTTTGTTTTTTCTGATGTAGATATTACAGAAGATGACATACCCGATGAAACGATTGAGTTTGAAGGTCAGAAAACGCTGTCTGAACGATTGCGTAACGTGCTGTTCCGTCTGCACGAAAAACAAAACGGAAAACCGGAGGATTTTGAAAGCTATCGAGTAAGAATTATGGAGAAACTCATAAATTCTTATAAAGCGAAGCTCGACGATTTAGATTAATTAAGTGCAAATTCAAGTTGAATCACTGCACGAAAGGGATTATATGAACGATATAATCAACAAAAATATTAAAGTTGCAGGTGTCGAAGCAAAAATGGCTTCTACCGGCAATATGAAATTTATTATCACTGATACTGAAAAGAATAAATATTATTTCTATCAAAAAAATAAAGGTGTAGATTGCGATGTGTATATGAGCTTCACCGGAATGGGATTAAAGCAAGGGGATACTTGTAATATCGGATTTACCGAAGAAGCAAAGTCATTCCAAAACCAGAAAGGTGAAACTATTAATTACACAGACCGCTTTATTTTAGGTTTACGCGAAGTAAATGGAGCTGTGCCGACTCCTGCACCGTCTCAAACAAAAACATCTAACACAAGCGATTCTGGTGCGTCACAGAATCCTTCTGATGACCAATATTGGGACAAGAAAGCCTATAAACAATGTCTCTGGGGAAAGTGGTTGAAAGATTCTGTGCAATTGGCTCTTAATGAACCGGATTGGAAAGATATTGTCTGGGATGCTTTTAAGGAAATAGGAAAAGATGCAGACAAGCGATTCTCTCCGGTAGCTCAGGCTGTTACCAGAACTAATCCAAACTTCTTTAATGAACCTGAACTACCTGTGATCCAACAAGATGAACCGCCTCTTAGTGCGTATGAACAAGATATAGAATTTGTTGCGCCGGATATAGCTGAAACTGCACACCAGATGAAAAACGGCGATATTAATGTAGATGATATTCCGTTTAATTAAATAAACACTAATGAATGAAGCAATTAAATTAGCAATATGTGGAATGAAGTAGAAACTTGTGGTGTTCTGGCAGCCTTGTATAAGGGTAAACAGTTAGAGAAAGCTTTATCTCACAGCTACTATAGATATGCTTCCACTTCTCTGTGCGGTATCCCTGCTAACCATTTAGCTGACGACTACTCGCAAAAGAGACCTACTTGTAAACGTTGCCTAAAGAAAGACCCTCGCTTTAATCAAGACGACCATGAATGACGCTATAAAATTAGCAATAGAAAAAGGTGGGTATGAGAATAAGCCAATTTGGATAACTGAATCCGACATAATTCTAGACCCTCTATTCTGGCAAGCACTCAGTAAGGCGTTAGGGTGGAAAGAATTTGCTGGAAGAGGTGAAGGGTCGTATCCGATTTGGAAATGGCAAGCACATAGATACTTCGATTTAGTACTTACTGGCGGTAATAAAGAGAAGTTTTGGGAGGAGTTACTCCAATAAACATTCCTCCTGAACCACACAAAGTATCTAAAACTTTATATGGTGGAGATGTAATAATTAAATAATGATTAGTTTTTAATTTGCTTAGTATCACGTTTATTTTCTTCAAAAACCTCATCTTTAAAACCAATAGTTAGGTGAATGGATTTTGCTGTCAATAATTTATTACAAAATTTACCTAAAGTATTAAGCACTAATCCTATAAAAATACCTATTAAAAGAACTAATACCAAACTCATAGACACACCTCGACTTATAGAAAAATATTCCTTGTCTAATAAACATCCTTATTGTTAGGGATATAACTGTTTTACCAGCTAATTACTATTATATAAATACATTTTATAAATTGACAAATTTTCTATTTAAAACAGTTTTAGTTAAACAAAACAATTTTTAATCGAGTTACTAGTAAAATTAAATAGTTAACAATAAACCGCTCGAAAGGGCGGTTTTGTTATAACATGAGCTTATGCATTTTTTGAGGGCTTATTAAAATAAAAACAACCTATGGTATATAAACAAAATGAATGGACAGAGGAATCTCTTTTAGCCTTGTCAACTGAAGACGATAGGTTTGATAAAAAATCCGGGAGCATTTTCCCCTCTGATTTCAAAAAAATATTAGCAAAGGCTGTGTCTGCGTTTGCTAATTCCAATGGTGGTCACATCATAATTGGGATGTGTGATGAAAGAGATAGAGATAAAAATGGTAGGGATTTTGATGGAGTGAATTTCAAGCCAAAGAAGGTTTCTTTTTGTGAGTGGTTAGAAGACCAAATATCAGGATTAGTAACCCCGCCTATTCAAAACTATAGAGTTCTTCCTGTAAAATCAAAATCAAAGAACTCTCAAATTCAAAAGGATAAGCCTGTTTACGTTATCGAGATTGAAGCAAGCGAAATTGCTCCTCATCAATCTAATGTAGATAAAGTTTATTATTACCGTGAAGGGAATGATTCGCAGCCAGCAACCCACTATTATCTAGAGGGTTTGCGAAGCGTCAGAAGATTTATATCACCTGATTTAGTAAGGGCATGGTTAGACACTTTCCTTTTAAAATTAAATCAATTCTTCAAAGAGGCTGCCGCGTTTTATCAAAAAAGAGATTTTTTCCCATATATTAACGACTCATCAATTAGCAAAAAGTTTTCGTTTAAAATTGAATATACCGGGGATAATTTATTTTTTTACACACAACATTTAAACGCTGACCAGTTTTTACGCCGTTTCCCTAGATTTCAAACAAAATTTGAAGAATACAAAAAGCTCAGTGAGAAATTTAATATTCAATCTGATCTATTGAAAAATAGTATTGCTAACAGCACTGAATTACACAATTTCTTATTCAAGAAATTTATTAAAAGCGATAATTTTTCTGTTTTGCTAACAGATGTTGGAATTGAATTAGGACATGACAAATTAGAAAATCGGCAAAGGCGATTATTTGAATTGTGTTCATTTTCTCCTACAGTACCAAAAAAAGAATTCCTGAATATGATAGCTGGTATTGCGTCTTGCGAACTTTTAAGTTCAATCGCTTTAGATGAAAAAGCAAATAGATTAACCGATAAAAGTCCGGTTATGAAATTTATTCGTTTATGGAATGTAATATCAAAAGGAATTTACGAATCAATAATTCCAAACTTAAAAATTTCCAAATCTAAAAAAAATTGTGAATTAGCTTTGGTTGAGTTAAGTAGTTTTGTAAATGAACTTTCAAATGAATTAGATACAGAAATTGACCTTCTTACTAGTAGAAGTGGAGTACCTTATATTTCATATGATGATAGTAATACAGGACTCTTTAGATAAAAATAAATCTTTGTAAATAAAAGAACACCTCGGCATAAAGTCGGGGTGTTATTGATTCATTGCGAATCGGGGATTAGGCAGATTATAGAGCGGCGGTATAGTCGGTGATGAACTTTCCTAATTTCGCCGTATTTTCATAATGCGAAATCGGGTTAAGTTTTTTTAGGGCGGTAGTGACTGCGTTTTCCAGTCTCCACAGCGTTTTTCGGTTAAACTCCTCGTAAAGAGCGCGTTCAAAATATTCACGGTGTGTTGTTCTGAAAAGGCTGATGGGAAGTTTTGCGTCTGTGAAAAGCCTGTATAGCATTTCTCTGGCTTTATCATCCAATAACTCGTGATTACGTTTGAAATCAATCATTTCACGAATGGGCTTCCATCCTCGCTGCAAGCGATCTACAGCAGTAGAAACTGATTCGACCAGATCGAGATTCTTGCTGTGTTTGGCAAGCATTGGCTTGTATTCACCGGCAAAAGAAAGATTGTCGCAAACAATCACCTTATAACCGGCGACGATTCCAAGACGCATTGATTTGTCATTGGAATTTCTCAGTCCGATGGCAAAGTTCACGCCTTCATATCGAGCGTTTACCTGCAAGACGGCAAAGAATTTCATTCCGTCCGGGGTAACTGCAAATTCTTCTTTAGTAATGTTGATATGACGAAACGCTAAGGCTTCTTCAATCGCTTGTACCAAGAAGTAATGGGAAATCGGTTTGAATGTGTCTGTTTCTTCCGGTAATGGAAGTCCGAGCAATCCGCCTCTGGAAACAATACCTGCTCCGCAGTGGGCAATCAGCGTTCCGTTGCCAGCCGGATTAACGACAGCGACAGGAGCGACAACTTCAGGAATAACTACATTCCTTTGACCCCCATTATTGGCTGCAACAGGAATTTGGTTCAGAATTTCATCTGAAACATCCGGCATATTATCCAGACGCTCCACGATTTCATCAATCAACTCCTCGTTCTCATAATTGACGTATTCATCCTCAAATGGTTCATCGTTAAACGATTCTTCAAGTTGCTCGAAGTAATTATCGGGCAAGTTTGATTCACCTTTCGGGATTTCGGTTTTGGCTCTTGATTGAGCCACGGCTTCGGCGATGCATTCGGCATGAAAATTTTGACCGTTCCAATTGACCTGCATCGTTGCCAGAATATGTTTTTGGCATCTTGGTAAATCACAATTCATCTTGTTTTCCTCCGAAACAATCTCACGTTAGTGAGTCTTTTGAATTCGGCTTCTCCTTCCTTGGATAAGCTCCATTCGTCCTGTATCGCTTGAATCGCTTCTTCGGGTGTTTTATTGCCGAATAATTGATGCCAAGCTCTATGTTTTCCAGTTTTCACCCGAACTACATTGCCGGGAAAGTTTGGGTTTATGCCTAACTCTCGGCAGCGGCTTTTGGGTAAGATATGGTGCTTGTCATATGGTTTATTGCTCATCGCGCCTCCTTACTTGCACGATGGGCAAAGTTTTGAGCGGATTGTTTTAGGGAACATCCGGTCGCATTTTCCGCAGAGCTTGTAATTGCTACTGCATTTCTCGCAAACCACGCCGCCGGTAGACAGCAAATGAGCTTCTTCGTCTGGGAATAACTCTTTACAGTCATCACAGTTAAAAGTCCTGTCATTTATTTCTTCGTGTTGCCCGTTTTCTTCATGTTCCCCGTTTGATTTCGGGTCGCGCACGTTGAATGTCAGTCCGGGGTGAATGTCCAACTTGACGTTAAGACTTCCATCGCGGCACTCGTAAGCAACTCCGGCATTACGCCAGAATGTTTGTTTATTTGGTGGTAAACCACGCTCAACAATCAGGTAAACAATTTTCCTGTCTGCCATATAAAACCTCCTATTTTGTTGTGAATGTGCTATAAGCAAAGAGGAGCCGAAGCCCCTCAAGCTATGGAATATCTAGCCGAATTGCTAGAGTGGAGACTGTTGAAAAAAATATAAAAACGACAGTCCCCGCTCCAGCCGGTGATGTAATGAACAAGAGGTTACTCTCCGGTCATCACCAGTGGAGGTGCGCCAAATAATAAGTGGCTAAACGGAATGGTACTCACCAGCTTTATGCGACTTACCGCAACGATTACAGTATTTGGGTTTTGGTTTACGACAACACTCGATCAGTAGTTGATAACTTGACCAATTTCTACCGCATCTGTTGCATTTCATTATTTCTTTTTCTTATCTTCTTCAACATTAGGAATGTTGGTATAGCGGGTAACAGCATCAGCTACGCCTTCTGCGGCAGTGAAGGTAATAATTAAAGTAACTATGGCATCTTGCTGATCGGGAGTGATATTAAATTTATCACTGAAAAATACGGTTACTACACCAAAAATGGCGAGTAAGAATTTGCGGCTAGTAAGCCGAGCTATGAGGTCGTTCATTTTCGTTGAGTTTATTAATTCTTAATATTGATATTTTCGTCCAGTAAGGATACTGGATAACGGCTACGTCGAGGGGTTCTCCGTTGGGGTGACGAACTGCTGTCCATTAACGACTGATTATTTGAGTTGGGTCACTGACGGACACGACTTTGCGACTGTCCATGGTTTTGCGTTTCCACGACTGCTCATGTATTTAACAGCCGCTCTAATGTTGCTTTCGGCGTCGAAAACCGATAAACCTGCTTTTCCTTCATCGGTTGACCGCCAAGTGGAGCTAAGATACTGGAATACACCGCTTGCGGATGAAGATTTATTCTTACTGTTTGGGTTGAATCCGCTTTCTTTTTTGGCGATACATAGTGGAGTGGCTGGGTCAATCCCATACTGTTGTGAGTATTTTCGGATGAGGTCTTGTATTTCTCCTGTGCCGTAATCACGTCCACTGGCTTTCGGAGTTGGAGGTTTAGTATCTTTTCTCGGTTGGACTTTGGCTGCCGGTTTTGATTTCGCTGCCACAACTGGCGTAAGCGATGGAGTAGGTTCATTTTTCGGCTTTTTTAATTCTTCATAGTTGATGAATATTTGAGGTTCATCAATATCTTTTCTGGCTTCTGCTAGGACTGGCAATGTGAGAAACAATGTCGCCAAAGCGATTATTAACCAGAAAATAGTTTGCTTAGCTTTGTCTTTATCGTACAAAACAAGCCTTTTAATCAGCCGACAGTCTTCATAGTCATCCCTTAAACTAGCCTCCAGAAGATTTTAGAGCTGTAAATAATCTTTTCTTCATTATACTCCTGTTACGGAGTGGGGATGGGGATAACTATTCTCGGTTAATCAGCGGAAAACGAGTTATGAGCCAGTAAATAACGCTAACTATCGCTGCCACAATAAAGAAGTTTTGCATTGCGTTTGCTGAAATACTTAATGATAAATGCACTACAAAAGTGACTACCATAATGGCAAATAATAGAATTGGTGACATAAATTTTCCTTTCTTAATTATTTAATTTCCCCATCGTAAGTGAGGCGTGAGAAGTCTATCGAACCATCTGCTTTTAAGGGCAGAGATTTCCCATTTTGTGAAGCGAACCATTTCAAGTTAGATTCATCATCTACTCCGAAAGCAGGATAAATCGTAGGTGGATCAGTACGCTTGTCTATGAATAATTTCATATGAGTTGTCTCCATAACATTCGGGTCTTTCATATATGGAAATGGATTAATCCATCCTAAAGTCCCGTTGTTATAATTAAGGATTACATAATTTTTAAGCTGCCTGACTCCGAAGTGGTCGTGGTGTCCGGTAGAGAAGCCTGTAGAATCTACCCAGCCGATTACCTGACCTTCTTTAACTGGATATTTTCGTTGCTTCAGATTGTAAGTGATAGCAGGGAAGGCAAGTTTATCAAAGTGTCCGTTCATTATCAGCCATCCGTAATCGTCTTCTTCAAAGTAAATCTGAACTCTTAGTCCATAGCCTGAATCTTTGGCTACTGATTCGACTATCCAGCCATCATGACTGGCTTTTACAGGCGTTCCTTTCGGAGCTGCAATGTCTATCCCGTCGTGTCCGGTCATCCCAAACTTTTGGTAAATTTGTGGGTTCTGTCCAAACCATTGTGATATATAAATCTCTGAACCATTTGGTTGGATAGGCGCAAAATTCCTTATATTGTCTATCGGGTAACGTAATCTCATGGGTTTTTATTTAATGACGAAAACTGCTCCAATAGTGGCAAGGATTATGAAGCCAACAACGGTACGCAAAGCCCATGTCTGCCAATCTTCTAAATCGTTTATTCGGCGGTTGGTTTCATCTAAATCACGCTGTACCGCGAGTTTTCCAATAAAGGTCTGAAATTCCTTAAACTCTTCACGTCCAACAAACCCTTTTTGCATTACTTCCAGTCTATTGTTGGTTTCCTTAGAAATATCCTTCAGGTCTTTAATATCACCTTGAATATTCTCCATTTGGAATTGGAGTCTATCTATTTTTTTGTCTTGGCTTAAATTATTATTGTCTTCTGCCATGTAAATGCAGTTAATTGTTGATAAGTTGAGTCTTTACACTAATTATACAGCACTGTAAGCTGTGGATATGAATTGGGTAATAATTACAATCTGTTTATTGATATTTGCTGTAGTTTACGGGTTATTTGGCGAGGACTATTAATCTTCTTTTCCAAATATCCTGTCAACGGCATTTTTGAACGCTGGTATATTTCTGAATACGTGCTGTTTTTCCTTTTCACTAGCGGAGGCAAGCCATTTTGCAATACGGGTTTTAACCATCGGTTTGGAGATTATGGCTTCTATTGCCGCTACGCTCAGACCTAAGATTGCAGAAGTTGGATTACCCGATAAAAGTGTTCCGACAACACCTGAAATACCTGTTAATTTGCTTCCGATAGACACAAGATTCAAACGCTGCTCAACTTTATCTCGATACTTGATGGCTATTTCTGCGCTGGATAAATCAGCGTACTTTTCATTTAGATCACTGAGTCCGGGAATCTCGTTGAGTTTTCCTTTGGCATTTCCATAAGAGCGAGTAAGAGCCTTGTTGATAGCTGCATCATCCGAGGCATTTCCAGTAAATTTAGTGAGGTCGGCAATATCTTTTTTGAACTCGAATAATTCCTTTGCGGTAATATCAGCCAGATTTCTTTGTTTGATAATTTTCCCTGCACCGTCACTCTCAACTTGCAGTAAATCGGCTTTCGTATCTTCTAATCGCTTTATCAAAGCGGCGTTGGTACGAGGGCTTTTTCTTGCCTGAGAGATAGCTTCATCAATTGGTGATAAAACATCCTGGGCATTATATCTTTTACCTGATGCTTCGACTCTAGTAGATATTTCCTGTCCAATCTCATTCCGACGTTGGGCTATTTTTACTGCTCCTTCTTCGAGCGAATTAAACACGATTCCTTCGCTGGCTACAGTTCGTCCGGGATTTTTACCGTAAGAAAAGTCTTTCGCAAGCGGTTTAATCAGTGAATTGATTAATCTTGCTCCGGTTGAAGCAGTTCCTTGAAATACTTTTTGTTTGGCAGCACTCGCCGCAGTTCCGGCAACAGGCAAAGCAGCTCCTAAAGTAAAAGCGGTTTTAGAATTTTCAAATACAGGGCGGTTATTGGCGACATTAGATGATGTGTTAAATCCAACGCCTAATGCGCCTTGCTCGACAGCTCGCGGAATTACTCCTTTACCGAATGACAATGCTTTTATTACTACTGGCGTAAATTTCGGCGCAAGTTTTTGTGTGGCTTTAATTCCTAGATTCTTTGCTGCTGAACCGGAACCTGTTAAAGCAGTAAGACCGGCGTTTAACGAAGTGCTGATTGCCTGACGTGGTGTGGTAACAAATTCCTGAGTTCTCGCTCCCGCTTCATTCGCTATACCCATTGCCTCATTATTTTCTCGAATCAATCTTTGTAAAGTAAATTTCTTAGCTGGATCGGTAGTAGTTCTCAGTGCTTGGGCAAGTTTCACGTTTTGTTCGGCAAGCCCGCCGCGGCGGTTATCAAGTTCTGTTTGGTCTTTTAGAAGTCCAGATTGTCCGGCGACTTTACCGGGCAACTGCGCTACTCCAAGTAATCCTTTTTGACCGATTGTAGAGCTGACAATATCACCCAATAGTCCGCGTTCTTTATTCTGACCAGTGAGTTCTTCTTTAACAAAATTCTTGGCTCTGGTAAAAATGCCAGGCTTTGTAGGCTGAGTAGCAAAAGACGGTGAGCTTGTTTGTGGTTGCTGTGATTTATATGCTAAAAACGAGTCAATTTGAGCCTGACTATACCCCTGAGATTTTAGTTGTTGTGAGATTTGTTGTGGTGTCATGCAGTTTTAGTTGGATTAATTACGCCTACTAATTTAGGTGAATTGAATGGAATTACCCGTCCATAACTTACTCTTTCGCTCTGTTTGAAGTTAGATTCTGCAACTATAAAGCCTTGTGCGTTTTTCCCAATGATCCAAGCAACGTGTCCGTAGGTAGGGTTTTCCTTAGTGACAAGCACTGAACCGATTCTGGCATTAGCAATAGATGTCCCGTGTTTTTGCACTGCCGCGATCTTTGATTTAAGCGCATCTCCAAGCGCAGGGTATGTAAGTCCAAATGATTTAGCTACATTCCTGACAAATACTCCACACTGACCACCCTTAGCTCCTTCGGGATATTTCTGGGTTAAAGTGCTAGCCAAAGTTCTGGAAATATTTGGAGAGAAGTTTTGGGTCAACGGAGCTTTTGGGTTTGTGCCTTCGCTTCCTCCAGGTGTGCCAAGGAATTGTTTGGCTTCCAAATTTACTTTTGTTGTTTCCAGTGCCTTTTGGATTCTTTCAAGCTCAGTCTTAAAGGCTGTCTCGCTCATCTTAGGATTTAATGCCGCTGCCGCATTAGTGAGGGTTTGAAATTCTCTATCTGACATAGCACCCAAACCGCGTAGCTTCTCAAGTTGAGGCAGAGTAATCAGTGATTTAACGCGTTCGAGTTTCGCTGCGAAATCAGCACCCTTAGAGCCAGGGATAAAGTTGAAGAAGCTCGTCTTTCCTACTGCCCGTGACAAGCCTTTATCGCTAATCAGTCCGTTTACAGCTTCAAGAGCATCATTAACGTTATTGAAGCTGGCTTGGTCTCTTTTACTGAGTTGTCCAGGTGCGCTGATACCTGCTTCATCATTGAGCTTGTTAATCTCGGCTAGCTTCTTCTGGATTTCAACATTCTTAACCTGAGCATCTAACTGGTCATTGTTTAGTAATCTGTTTAATTCATCATATTTCAATCCCATCTCAGCTTGGAATTTAGCTTGATTAAATCCAAATTCATCCTGTTTAAGTCCGAACTCGGCGTTGAATTTCTCACGGTTAAAGTCAAATTCTGCACCAAACTTATCCTGTTCAAAACCGAATTTGCTTTCTTCAAGTCCAAACTCACGTTCTTCCTTAAACCGTTCATATTCTGCCTGGGCTTGAGCGGCAGCAGCTTTAGAAAGCTCGCCTTTATACACATTCTGTAATTCATCGGGAGTCATTCGGAGATTATTTGCAATCTGCCCAAATTGTTCAGCCGGTATATCTTCAAGCGTTAATCCTTGCGCCAAAAGCGACTGTAAAACAGCTTGAGCGTTCGTAGACTTTCGTTCTTCGGCTTGTCCTAGATACTGCAAATATGCCTGCGCTCCGAGTTCTTTAGCCTGTACCTTTTGAGCATATTCAGCATCAGCCCGATTCTGCGCTTCAGTCATAATCGTTGAAATAGCTGACTGCTGACGAGCAGCAATATCTCCGGTGATTTGATTGTTATAGGTAATTACTCCTTCTTTTTGGGCTTCTCCTCGTGGTTGTTGGAGGTTACCTGACCGCGCCGAAATAGCCCGTTGCTGTCCGAGTCGTCCTTCACCCTGCACATTTGCTTGAGCGGTAAGATTCGTAAAAATCTGATTAGTAGCATCAATTTGAGCCTGAAACTCAGCTACCTTCTGTTTACGGATAGCTTCACGATTAATTGGTTTTTGAGAATCTTTGTAGCGACTGATTGATAACTGATCCAACTCGGAAACATAAGGACTTTGAACACCACTGCCAAAACCATTTGCAGCAGTAAGCTGCACTGGTTTTGCAGTTAAAGTTTGAGGAACGACCTGCGCCTTTTGCGCCAAGGCTTCTCGGTCAAGACCATAAGAACTTTGACCTGACGAAATTTCATCAAAAGAAATTCCAGTTGAGGGAGTGAGATTTTTCTTTTTTGTAGCCATAATAATTTTTTAATTATGCGAATGCTTCCCAGAGAAGATGAGCAGTCCCTGTAGCAGCACCATTTTTAGTCCAAGATAAAGTAATATTAGTGCCGTCCAGAGTTGCGGTTGCGCTTTGACCGTTACTAGCAATCAAGTAAATAACTGCTCCATCAGTTGACCCTGTTGATGATCCGTTAGAACGACTAAAGACAGCATTATTAGTAGTGCCGTTATATGTACCAATAGAAGTGATGGCAGTTGCATCGCCAGGAGTAACCATGGCGGTAATCTTAATTCGCTTTGGTGTGACACCTAAGCCGTGAGCTATCGTTTGCGACCCGGAAGCATCGGCTAAATTTTTAGTCGTTACGCCTGATGAATAATTAGGTACGGTTACAGGTGAAAGTAGCTGAAAATTAGTTCCGTCATAGATAACGCTAACGATTTGATTAGCCTTAATATCTCCATTTACCAATGGAAGGTTATAACTTTTGACAATTGTTTTTGCTCCAAGCGCATTTACATTTAGTGTGGCAGCTCCGGTACTTATGGTATTAGCCTTAAAATTAACCACCATACCGGCAGTATAAGATGCCGGTGCAGGTGAAAGCGTAACTGCGTAATCATCACTGCTACCAGCATCTACGGCATAAGGTAAAACTGCGTTAGTTAAATTTGTAAGGACTGTTTTTTCATTGCTAGTTGGCATCCGGGGATCATTATCTCCAACGGCAATCGGATTGTTACCATCAACCGGAGCAGTCGAAACTTTAATAATTCCTTTAGTCGAAGTGGAAGCAGTAGCCGCTCCTTGATTAGCCAGCGATTCACTGTAAGCAACAGTTGATACCTGATGAGAACCCGGAGTTAAAGTAGGCGCGAGGGTATATTTCAAAGGGCTTGCCGGATCGAGTCCGTCCGTCCCTTGCAGAACGCGAATAACTCTCATTAAAGCAGGATGATTGGTAATTTTAATTGATGAATTTTTACGGTGTTCTTTCCCGGTCTGGGAGGTCGTTCCATCTGAATGTGAAAGATTGCGGGTCAAAAACGAAAGGGTTGTCCCTGACAAAACACCCATAACATGCTCCTCGTTGGTTTTACCCTCGTTGATAGTAAAGGCATAAATTCCTGATGCAAGACTGTTTCCGTCTGGATCGGTTGCCGAAGTCAAAGTCAAAGACGTTCCGGCAGAGGTTAGTTTAGCTGATAGTGTCGTTTCAAAGTTGGCAATTATTTTTGGTATGGTTGATGCCATATGTAATGAGGTTAATTAGTACGAAACTTTTTAGGTATTTTGTCTCCGTAACCGAGAATGTCTTTGTCTTTAATCATTGAAATTGAGGCATATCCGAACTTTGTGGCTTTGAATTTAAGTCGTCTGCGGTAGAATTTTCCAGTGTTTACTTTGAACTCGACAAAGTAGGAATAAACATCATCGCCGTCTCCACCTCCGCCTACCTCATCTACCCCTAATCGAACACTTCCGATGGTGCGGGCTTGGCTGGTTTCGACATACGAGCCATCGCCTTCGATAGTCCCAATTAATGCAAATTCGTCATTATCAAGTGAGAGATACACTTCGATTTCCTGTTCTCGTGATATTTCGCCTTCAAATGTTTGCCGGCGATATCGTTTATATTCTTCGCTGTCCAGTAAATCTGCTCCGGTAATCCAGTAGTTTTCGACTTCATAACCATCATCGTCATAGCCAGAAAATACCTGATATACATTGTCTGAGATGGAATCACCTATATAGAGAAATCTGGCATTTTTAGCGAAAGTGTCGGCATTAAAAGGAAGCACATCAATTGATTTCCAGCGCAGGGAATAGAGAAATAAGCGATTATTATTGTCAGAATCAAGTGTTTTCCCCGTAAAAACGATGTATTCTCCAACTGAATCCATCGCGCATTTATCCCAATTATATTCAGCAAAGTTAAATTGGGGAGCGAGTTCATCAGGAATAACGCCATCACCAGTTAGATTTCGTTGCAGGATTCGCAGTTTAGGATATTCAGGATCGGCTGTATCCATAAAAACGATACCCGTTCCGGTTGAGACAGAAGCCCTGAAATACGGCATACCAATATTTCTTCTAAACACCAGATTAGTTGCGTTGGTATCATCTGCGGTTAAATTCAGCTCGTAAACCGAATGCTCTTTAAGTGAGTAGTAAATACCGTCGAATACTTCAGCTTTCTGGATGGCATCACCTCCATCGTCCTGACGGAATAAGTCACCTTCACCTGCAAGGCGCACTGCCGAGTAAGTAAAATCAGCCAGTCCCTTATTAGTTGAATCTTCCCATTGATAAGTTCCGGTAACATTATTGGCGACATTTGCAGGTGCGGTATTGAAAGTAACTGAGTATGCTCCAGTTGAATAGTTAATTGTGCCAGTTCCGCCGAGCGAACCTGTTAATGTGCCATTGTAGTTATCGGTAAAGGTTTCAGTACCGTCGGTAATTGTTAGTCCGAATCCTGTCCGTTTCGGCTGCCCCGATTTAAAGGCAAGCGTTCCTGTAAATGTCGTAAGAACACCATTACCCGATCCTAATATTTCTGCTGTAACTGTCGTGTATGGAGCATCATCAATGTATGAGAGATAAAGTCCGGTTTTGTCGGTATTCACTCCCCACATAAACATTCTTGAATCAGAAATAAGAATCTTTCCCGGATGAAGAAAATTCTTAGCTGCATCGGTTAAATTAACGTAAGAGCCAGGATTTGCAACATTGATTTTATACAGTCCGTCATACCCGGATGCGTAAACGAATGAGCCGGTAAGTTTGCTGTGATTGGCAAAGGTATATTGGGCTGTTGCAGTGAGTCCGGTAATAACGTCAGCCCATAATTCTGTAGCTGTATTGTAATACTGGATTTTGGTGTTTACTTTGCGAAATTGAACGGCTGTGCCATCTGTTTTATAACCGAAGTGATGTCCCTGCACTGCACCATTAGCAGTTTCCTCAGCTCCAAGTAATGCTTTCCCGTTAGATAACTCGATATATGCGCCTTTGGTAATCCAGCCCAAAGCATCCGAAGCTCCGCCGCGAGGCACGAGTTCGGGATCATAAGGGTTATTGACTACCCCATCTTTGAAAATGTTGGTTTTCAATTCCATTTATTTGCGGGATTTCTTTTTACGTTTCATATGAGGTGAGTAATAGTAATCACTTGCTGATGTATCAAAGCCAATGGCATAAGTCCCTTCAACTTTAGGCTCGCTGTCTGAATCAAGCAGAATATCGTCAGGTTTTTTACTCTTTTCCAGCTTAAAAACTTCGTGAATAGAGTTGGCAAGTATGTATTTTTTGACAATATACTTCTTCATTTAAGTAAGGGTTAATAATTCATCGTCCATAATCATCTGCTGGAGCATTTCATCAAACCTAGCTTCGTTTTCTCCGTAGTAAGTTCGTCCTTTCGGCGTCTGGTCGGCAATGTAATAGTCAGAAATCATCCCGTGACTGATGGCGTAATGGTAATCAGAGTCAAAAATTGGGCTTGTAACGAGCGTTAAATCACTTGGGCGGTAAATGTACGGGAAAGTAACTGTCTTGGCTTCTGTGGGCTGTTTTGTGAAATACAGGCGATTCTGTTTGGCATCTATGTAGAAAAACCCGTCCGCATCGTGATAATTTCCATAATTGAAACTGTCTGATTGAGTAATCAGATGATACGGAACGCTGTCAGTGCCTATAAATATCGAATATCTGCCCTCATCATAACCGTTGTAAGGCACGAACCGCTTAAAATCGCTCGGCAAGCTAATATACGGAACTGAAGTTGAAGTCGTGCCTGTGAAAGTTGTCATCAGCCAGCTCCACGGACGACTGTTTAATATTTTCCGGTACACCTTATTAGCAACGATCAATTCCTCATCTTCAGAAAAAGTCTTGTCGTCATCAACTAGCAGGTTTTTATGGTCAATAATTTGTTGGGTATTTGGCATAGTTTTAGGCTTATCCCCGCTCCCATAAAAAGGAGCAGAGGAAACCTATAATTAGGCTGCGATTCGTAAGTCAACGAAGGTCTTTTTGCGGTCATCAAATACCTTTACGCCGTACAAAGCGTCAGTTAGGTAGTTGGTGGTGCGCTGCTTCGGTTCTTCGCGTTCATCCAGTCTAACGTCTTGCTGCACTACGAGGTCAATACCTCCGGCAAGCCCGGCATAAGCGTGAACAAAGTTAGAAGTCCAGGAAGCATTTGCGGCAGTTTCTGCAAGAGACAACCGACCTGAACCTTTACCTACAATCGTTAGAGTTGTAGCGGTATCAGTTGCGGTGATTCGCAATGTATCAGTAATAATCAAACGGTTAGCGGCAGAAAGTTCAACATAAGTTGTTCCAGCACCGGCAGCACCGTTGATAGCGGCTTCAAGGTTAGCAAGCGAAGCGGCAAGGTTAGCACCGATCAAAACGTTTCCTGCGGTTGCGCCAAGCGTGGTCTTCATCGTGAATGGTACGCCGCCGATTGTGATAATTTCACCATCAGAGAACGTGCTGGTTCCGGTTAAGACTGCTTCACCAGTCAAATTGTTGGAAACAATAAGACCGAAGTTTACGAGCGGTCCAACGTTTCCGTTCTTCAAAACATTGCCGGCAAGGTCAATGTTTTTACCGATTAAGAGTTGCTGGAACATGGAAACTGCATACGGATCAACAACCATCTTCAATTGTCCACCGCGAATGTTATTCGCAGCCAAAAGCGCGAATAACTGGGTCGGGATTTGAGGAGCGTTGGTTGTAGACATCGTAATCGGAGTACCGTTGGAAGTAGTTCCGGTCAAGTTACCAGTATCGAATACATTTTGGGCATTAACGGTTTGGTAAAGAACATCTGCGTCAATGTATTGAGAGAGAATATCACCAGCGATTTCACCTGCTTTTTCTTGAGGAGAAAGAGGTCCTGCTTGCAGTTTGTCCCAATCGTCCATTGCAAAGTCAACAGCCTTTTGCTGGTCGATAGTCATTGTTTGGTCTGCATCGGAAATCTGCGGGATGGTACGGTCGCTGTAACGGGTTACATCGCGCACCTTGAGGAGAGAAGTGTCAATTTTCGGACGGTGAACTGTGTCGCCGTATTTCAGGTTTGAACGAAGTTCGGTAGTAGCAATTTCTCGCGCTACCAAAGTCTTGGTCAATACATCCTGATACCGTAATTGGAACTCCTCATTAAAAACTGAGAGAGCCATGTATTATGGTTTTTCTGTGTCGCTGTTATTGTTGGAATGAGGTTTTATCCAGATAGGCATACCATTGTTTTCTGGCGGCTGGATTAGCCAGCACTTTTGCCTTCTGTTCGGGTGTCATCGGTTGAGAAAAATCAATCGTTTCTGAATCGCTATCGGAAGTGCCTCTGGCTTCTTCGATAGTGCCTTTCTGCAAGGCTGATCCGAATACGTTTTGAATGATTTCTTCGAGTGATGAATCCTTATACTGCGGGGTAAAGGCAAGGGCTTTAATAGCATCTTTGCGAGATTCCATATCCGGGTAATTCTTTACCAGTTTGGAAAATTCGTCATTAAACGCTTTGTCTACCTTTTCCTTTTGTTGCTGTTTTACAATATCGCCGTATTTGGCATCTATTTCAGCCGAGGATTCAGCTTTAGCCGCATTTACAAGGGCTTCAACGGTTTCCTTTTCAACTCCCCATTTTTCAGCAATTTCACTGACTGTCCGGGAAGACGGGCTTTGCAGCTTTGCCAATTCTTCTTTAAGTTTCCGGTTTTCCTGCTTCAATTCGTCACGCACTTTGGCGTGGACATGAACAGGGACGGATTCTTCTTTCTTTGGCTCCTGATAACGTTCTGGAACTGCTTCCGGTTCATTATTAGGCTGAGTTTCTTCGGTCTGTTGACCTTCTACTTCTGGTGATGTTTTGACCTGTTCATCTTCAGTAGGGACGATTTGTTCGTCTGCCATAATTTACCTTTCGGAGAGCATATGTAGCTCTTGGTTAATTGCCGAGTACCACTCGTAAGGGAGATTATAGTCTTCCGACTTCTACTTAAAATGTAGCGGAGGGGTAACAAACGACACGATGCTACCCCATCACCACACCTCAAGAGATGATGGCTTTGATTTCAGCGTCCAGTGCTTCCTGCATTTCATCTGCACGTTTTTCTGCTGAAACAAGAGTTGTTAATAGATTTAAATGTGCTTCTAATCTGAATACGAGCGGGTCTTTTACTTCGGAGATTATCTGCTGAATCATTGTCGAACAATCATTGCGAAGTGCATTGACAAGTTCCTGTCCGGCTGGTGTTCTAACTACTGAATTAAGCTGTTGAAGTTTATCTAGTTCACCTGCCATTATTATAACACTTTCTTTATCAACAGCCTCAGGAATTGCTTCTTTAATTTGATCTAAATTAGACATATTAATTATTTAATTAATTTTTAGATACCTACTCCCATCAACATTCTGCGAGGGATAACGCTTGGCTCTGTTTGAGTTAATATGAAATTTGCATCTTGCCCCGAAAGGATAAAGTTCGCTTGCGCTCCGATAAGCACCCCAGATGAAATAAATCCTACTGTTTGACCTGCCAACGCAAACGCTCCGTTATCTGTATTTAACAATCTGTCGGCGCGAATCTCTATATCTTTGCCAGAAAGCGTATAGGTTCTATGAATGGCTGTCAGCAATCTTCCCACTTTGACATTCATATTGTGACCTGTAAGGGATATTGCGGCGTGTGTTGCACGTAAAACCCTACTGACAACCATATTTGCGCTTTGTGCCGTTACGGTAAATGTACCGTAAATGGCTGTCATCACTTCGTCTTGAGCAAAGCTAACGGCTTGTCCGGTGAGGTTAAATACCCCCTGCTCAAGCGAGAACACTAATCCCCGAAGGAAATTAGTAACCCCGCCAGTAACAGAGACCAAACCTTGGGCGGCTGTTAGTGATACGGCTGAGTTATTGAAAGTGACTTCTACTTCAACCTTATAGACATTACTCGAAGGTTCTTCTCCACCGGAAAGATAAATTTTGGTTTCAAGGTCATTAACCTTTTGCCAAGTCCATCCTCCTGACGGTGTATTTAAAGTAATGTAATTACCGTAACCCGCGACACCTAAACTACCAATTCTAGTTGCTGTTCCTAATAATTCCCCTAATCCATTTGAATAAATAACGGCACTTGTAGTCCCTGGTGTATCACCTCCGTTTAATGCGTAAACTCTTGCCCTGACCTGGGTAATTGTTCCGCCTGACGTTGGAGCATTAGTTCCTTCACCTAACAAGAAATTAGATAATGTGCTGCCGGTAGTAGCAGTGCTGGCACTATCTGTAGTATTACCGTTAAAAGCATTTGCATCATTAGACCAAACACTATTCGGGTCGCTTATCGCGGCATCTGAAGCGTCAAGATAATAAGTCGCTACTGCTCCTATAGAGAATGTTGTCGTTTGTCCTGTAAGTGCAAAAGAGCCTTGGGCAGCGGTGAAAGTATAACCTCTTTTTAAATTCGCGGTCTGTCCAGATAAAGAGAAACTTCCCTGAGATGCAGTCAGTTTTCTTGTTGCTTGGAATGTCGCAGTCTGTCCCGAAAGAACAAAACTTGCTTGACTGACAGAGAACGCATAGCCTTTTTTGAGATTAGTAGTTTGCCCTGTAAGACTAAAACTTCCACTTCCTGCGGTAAGTTTCCTCGCGGCTTTTAAGTTTGTTGTTTGACCAGTTAAAGTAAATGAACCTTGGGCTGCTGTAAGAGTATAAGTAGCGCCATCTGCCGCAGGTCGAATTGCCAGTGTTACCGCAGCCCAAGAATCTGATGTAGATGTAGTCCATCCAGTCCAAGCCGGAGGGTCTTCTGCGCCTGAACCACTCCATGCCTTAGAAGCAACCCCGATAATAGCGTGTTCCGATAAAGCACCACTACTAGAGGTATTAAAAGCATTAGTATAACCTGACGGAGCTGTGACTATCGCGTCTGAAGCCGCTCCAGTTCCCAAACCAGTTGCGACTACAACTGAACCAGCAGTGACTGGAGTTATAGCTGGAGCATCTGGGATAGCCGAGTTCGCTCCTGTTACAGTTGCCCTAGTAACATCTAAAGGCGTAAGCTGGTCAGCATTTCTCCAAACATAAACGATACCTACTGAACCTAAACTAGCATCACCGCTTCCGAGACAAGTAACAGACGTATCTGGCGTACCCCCCATAAGTTTCCAGTTCACTGAGAATTGAGCGTCTCGAATATCATTCCCTGCTATATCAGCGACTTCAGTATAACCAGAAGTAGCAACGCCGGGGTTTGCACTGCTTAGTGTGCGGCTAAAACCCGTAGCGACAATAACTAAGTCGCCCGTTGCAGCAGTCGCTGATATACCTCCGACAAGAGAAGTTAAACTGATAGCAAAATCAGCACTTGTTCCATTCGCAGATTTTCCGCCAACAAATTCTAAAGCCATCTATCCCTCCCCGAATTTTCAAAGAACAAAACGCCTTCCGAGAAAGGTTTACGTTGCGTATTCGCTTTTCGTAAAGGCGTTAATTTCATTCATTATGCTAATTGCAGTAGACCATTAGTACCGTCGAAGTCAATAGTTAGAGTTTCTCCATCAGCCAATGTCAGAGATGAACCGTAATCGTAATATCCGATTAACGGGTCTGCCGGGGAAGTTGGAGTATCGTTGTAAATAACGACATACCGGAACGGTCCAACACTTCCGCCTGATGCGGTTAGAACCAAATCGGTTAATACCAATTTGTAAGTGCCAGAAGTTTGCGAACTGGAACTCGTTGTGATGTTAAACGGAGTTCCCCCAGAAAGATTGGTTGTTCCTAAAGGCGAGGTTAAATCTGCATATACTGAGTTTGCTGCTGTCGGCGCAGTGTTAGTGAGCGCGACTTTTAGCTGATCTGATCCAAGGTTATGGACTTTTTCAGCTACATTTTCAACGAAGGCGTTGAATTTGTTAAATGTTGCCATTTGTGTGTGAGTTAATTGTTAGTTGATTAATCGAGGAAATAAGTGAAGTGTCCTGATACTTGGACTGCGGAAGATAAATTGAGGTTAAGGGCTTCTCCTGCTTGAGTGGCAAGGATGGCTCCCTGCGAGATACTGCCTTTTGGGGATGACACACCAGAATTAGCCACAAAATCCATCGCTCCGGTTAAATCGGTGTCATCGCTTCTGAATTTTGCCGCCACCGCTCCCGAACAGACAAACGTATAATCAAGGACTTTTATTCTTCTGCCGGAAACTGCCTCCACCAGCGTATTATTACCGCTACCGGAAGCATTGATCGAGGCATAAAGTTCGGTCGGGATGAGCTGCTGTTTAATGAGTAATAGAGTTTCTTCCTGAGCTGTGGCAGTTCCTCCATAAAAGGTCATTGATTTGCCAATGCGTTCTAAATCCGCATCCGACAGCTTTACTTTTACCCGCCCGTCTTCAGTGGGAATCTCAATCTTAATTAGCTTTTCTATCCGTCCGAGTGCCTTTTCAATCTGGGTAAAATCATTTTCCAGATTAACTTCCATCGGCTTGAGGTCAACGGTTTCAATCAAATCCCGAATCGCTTTGACTGTTTCCCGTGAATCATTGATAACAGTAGGTTCCGGGACAGTAAATATATTTCTGCGATTGAAAGTATTGTCGAGCTTCTTTAGCAGAGGGAGCATTTTGTCATTAACTGCCACTGGTTCAATCTTGCTCAGATACTTCTCAATAGACTTAATTGATTGGGCAATCTGCTTTGCTCCGTCGGTATATGAAACGACGAGAGCTTCCATCACAGGCTCAAGTCCTTGTAATGTTTCAACTGTTTTCTGTGATGACTGGTGCTGAGAAAGTATTAAAGCTTCAGTGGTAGTTTCTAGTCTTTCGAGCGGCGAGCTAGTTGGCTGCAAGTTGGGCTGCATTTGGTTGCGGAGTTAATGATTGTCCAAGGTCTTGTTCTAGGGCGAGATTTCCTGCGGCGGCATTGACTTCATTGGCTTTACGGACGGTATTTTGGATAACAAAAGGTTCTATTTCTTCGATATAAGCGATGATTCTGGCTAACTGGTCTTCTTTGAGGTTTTCGGACTTATCGCGGAGATAATCAACCATTTTTTGCTTGTAGGCGATATTAGCGGCTTCATTCGGTTTAATATCTTCATCATTCAGGAGTTTTTTGATGTCTCTCGCACATTCACTCATCAGCTCGGCGTTTCCGAACTCATCAACGTCATGAAGTCTCTTAATATCATCAATTTCAAACCCAGATATTTCAGCTTCTATTTCACCTAATACCTTTTGATTAATGATTGGATTCTGGCGATTTCGCTCGACATAATTCATCTTCATTCGCTTCTCGGAAATATCGTTTCGCATCTCGGCATCTGAAGCTGAAATGTAGTAATCAAACGTTGTATCTTCCGGCAACATATCGGTCTTGCTGAGTTCTTCCCACTCGATACCGTCGCTACCTATCATCTGAATGGCGACCTTATTGTTTAAGTGTTCTTTTACGCCGTACTCGTACAGTTCCAGCAAGCGGTGATACATATTGGCGTAGGAATCATTGAGTAAGCCTAAGCGGTCTGCGATATTTGCCTGATTGCCTTCGTAAATCGCTACCTTATCTTCATCGGAAATGCCTCGTGATTCTGCTGTTACACCTGATTCTAATTGCTGAATCTTGTCTAATTCCTCATAAACAGTAATGCCGTTGTTAATCGGCTTGGTTTCAAGCACCTGCAACGCCTGATTGATATTGGTATCTTTCTTGAAGGGAATTAAACCGCCACGGCGATAATTAAGAAGTGCTTTGTTGGTGACTTTATCTACATCATAGGCTTTCATCGGGAAGTTAATCATCTCGTTGTTATCGAGCATCTGATTAATCACCGCTGACTGCGCCATAAAAATTTCACGCACCATGTCATCCGGTCCCGGTGTCCAGTATTCATCCAAATCTGGATCAGTCGCCCAGGATAGATACTGCCACTTACCGGATGCAAACAATTCTTCGTGGTCTTGTATTCTAATTGCTGTTGATTTATCGGTATTGACCAGCAGATAGTATCTTTGTCCCTGATAGGTAGTTCCCCAGCGAATAAATTTAAATATATCTATAGCGGTTTTGTGCCGTTTCTGTCCGGTTAATTCAAAATAGCGGTTTTCCTTGTTCTTTTCTTCTTCCGAGTTATCACTTGCCACGCCTTCTTTATCAATCAAATCATTAGATTCAGTGCGAAGATAAATGCCGTCCTTGATGCCTTTTTTAATATCCGACTTAGATAAATAAATGCCAGTTCTTCCCAAAAACTTAGCGTTTTCAATATCTATTCCTCCGGCTCCGGGGTCAATCAAGAAATCATAAACCGATATGTTATTGAAATGACTTTTATACTTATCCACAGAATCAGCATAATACTCAAAACAAGCTCGTCCGTAGCGGATTGCGGATTTCTTACCGATTAAATCCTTGAATTTCCAATTGCCGTTAGTTGGTTTGGCTGTCTGTTCGAGAAGGGAAGTAAGGCGTTTTGCTTTCTTTAAGTCTGATTCCTCACCTTTAGTGTATTTGAGCGTAGGGAAGTTGCGAATTTTAGACAGTAAAGTATTCTCAAAGCCCTGCATTTTAGGCAGCATGACGTTTGAGCGATGAGGAATGTTCTCCGGCTTTCTACCAAATACCAAATCCTCATTGGCTTTCCACTGTTTTATTCGTCCGCGTTTGTATTCTCTGGCGTGTTCGATTTCTGATAGAGATTGAGTGATGAGCGCATCTCTGGTTTTTTTGTCTAACAAGGGTGCGTTTAATTCTGTGTCGTCATTAAATGCCTTTGCTATAAGTATAACACTTTTCTTTTCAAGGATTTATAAACCGATGGAACTTTGAAGAGGGGCATAGGTTTCTACGGGTTCTTCTTCAGGTTCTGATGGCGGTTCAATATTGCTCATACCGTATCTAATTGCATCCATAGAGTGTGAATATAAATGATCTGGTTCGTTGATAATCTTCCCGTCTTTATCTGTAATCCAAATGTAATTGCGGTATTCCTTTATAACGTGAGTGGATCGTTTGGTAACTGAAATTTGATGTTGTTGGACGAATTGTATTCCCTGTAAAACTGAACCGGGTCCTTTGGTCGCGGGAAGGATGGTTAATCCATAACTTTTAATCTCGTCAATGCTCTTTGGTTCTGCGCTGTCGGCAATGATTACCGCTTTATCAAGATTGGTGAAAATATCGGCTATTTGCTTATTGGAAAGTCCCTTTTGAAAGGTTATCTCATCAAGGATATATCCACCGTTATAGTAGTAAATGGCAACAATGGCAGACGGGTCATTAGTGTACCCAAAATCAAGTCCATATCTTTCGAGCCGCGCTTCGTGTGGAATGTCATCAATGATTCTCCATCCTGTATGGATTCGGCTTTCAACTTCTCCGAGCTGTCCTTCGCCATAGACTTGCCACCAGCTTTTATTACCTTTTCGTTGTTCGATTGATTTGATGATTTGCGGGTCGAGTGCTTCATTGTCTTTATAAGTAATAATTAAATGTTCTACATCATCTCGTTGGCTCTGAACATCAGTGTAAAACCAGAATTCTGTGGTCGGATTCCAGTCGAGAAAACAATACTCCTTAGTACGGACTTCGAGCTGCTGAAAGGCATCAAACGGGATATTATTGGCTTCATTGATAAATAGCCTATCGCGTCTGGCTCCCCTTAACTTATCGCCGTTATCTGAGGAAAAGAATTCAATCTGGCTGCCAGTTTCAAAGGTATATATCGAGTCGGTAGCGTTCCACCGGCTATCTTTCCAATAGCGATGCTCCTGCATGATTTTCTTGAAATCACGCATTGCGCCGCGTTTAAGATGAGGAACCGATTCGGATACTACTGAGGTAAGTTTAGGCTTCTTGTCCGTCTGTGCGGAGTGAATCAATAAGAGGAGTATCGAGATTGTCTTGCTGGCTGATGTCCCGCCCTGAACTGCCCTGATGCGCTTTGTCAGCTTCGCTATTTTGTTGGTTGCTGTCGTGAGTTGAAACATTCATGCTGGCTAATATTGGTATAGGTTTACCTCCGCTAGTTACGTCAGTTTCTGATTTATCTGAGTAACCGTGTTTGGTGAGAATAAGTTTTGAAATTGTTGAGTTGTAATCGCCTGAAAGCCCTTTCTCTATGAGCCTTTGTGCCTGTTCCGCTCGAATATCTTCTAAAATGTCCGAAAATTCAGGATACTTACTTTCCCATTCATAAATGGTGCTGCGAGCAACCTTCAAATGTCGAGCTAATCCTTCAATACTAGGCAATTTTACCGTTATCCGATGTTCATAAGAAGTTGATTTATCACCGCTCGTTTTAGTCCAGTCATATTCTTCATCCTCACAAGAATCTAAATACTCCTGCGCTTGTTCGAGGATGGTTTCTGAATATTCTATTGGTCTTCCTGCTGACATTTTTTATCAATATTAAGAATTTTTTGGGAACATTTGCTAAAAATTGGAGTAATATATTTTAGACGATATTTCGTCAGGGGTTGTTCCTAACGTTTATGCTATGTGTTGCTCGGTTATGTATGGACTAGCTTAGGCTAGTAAGAAATACTGGTAACACATTGGCTAGTACCTTTTATGTCCCTAGAGGACGAACATAATACATTGTGTAAGGTACAAACTCCGAAAGGAGGAACAATGCAACACAAACAACAGTTCAGTTTCTGGGGTAAGCTTGGTCTTGCCGTAGCAATTGTAGACTTAGTTGTTAGTTTCATTCAGATCATTTACTAACATCTGGATGGAACAAACCCGAGGAGCGGTTTTGATGCTTAGGTATTCAAGACCGCTTTTAACTTTTAAAGTGAATAATTTACTAAAGGGAGGCTAACCGATATGGTCAGCCAAACTTCAATAAACTACGCCAAATCTGGGCGCAAATGCTTGTCGCCTTCAGCATCGCCGGGAACCATCGGCACGACTTCGCCAACTTCTACATCTTCCAATCCTTCTTGGGTTTCTTTATCAAGCGGGGTTACTTCGTGCATAGCGGTAACAGTTGGTTCATCTTGGGTGTCGTTTGTGTCATTTTCTTCAATTTCTTTGGTCATGGGTTTGTTATTAATTATTACGCCATTACTACGAGGGCTTATTTTCATATAAGACTTACTGGCATTGAGCGTGAGTTTCTCTCCGGCAATCTGAGCGGCTTCCTCTGAACTCGTTGCCATTACCTGCAAGCTGCCGACTACCTGACCGTCAATCTTTAGATCAACGTCGTGCAGATGTGGTGTCGTTTACATAAATTATTTCTTAATTTTCTTAGTTGTTTTCTTGCCTGTCTTTTTGGCAGAAGCCTTTTTCGTTTTCTTCGGCTTGGAATCGTCAATCTCTTGTCTATCGAGGTCAACGGCATCAAGTTTCGGATTAAAAGCCTCCAAAGTGTAGCCGTTGAGTTCGGCATAGAGTTCAGCGTGTTTCTTCCAGTTCGTGCCGTCCCTATCACCTGAATAGGTTTTAATCAGGGTTTCGCCGTCCATTACGTTTATCCGGTTGTTGGCGTAATGAGGGCTGTTTGCGTGACGCAGAATATTATCTGCCTTGCCTCCGACGAAATCTACCGGAATTACCGGATAAAGAATGTCTGTTTGGTCTACCTCGTCGCCGACTTGGGCTTCAAGCTGCGGATTTAGTTCAATCTCCGCTTCAGTGAGCATATGCTTCATTTTAGTTAAATTTAATGATTGATTGTTAATTATTTTTGGCTCATATCATATTTTTTAAGTTTTGAGAAGGTTTTTCTTTCATAAAAATGAACCTCCTCAATAATATTTCTTTATGTTTAACTGAATTGTTGGAATTTGTGAATAGCATATTTTGGCAAGTATTTCCACTTGTTTTTTCGGTCAAAAAACAAGTGGAATTGGGTAAATCATATATGCATACTTGAGTGTGCATAACATGTTTTGAAGAAGTTTTACACTTGAAAGTTTGGTAATAATTCAAGTTTAAAGCTGGGAGTGCATAGCATATTCTACTTCAAAATAATAGTGTAATTTGCTTCCGAAATAGCACTATTTCTTTTTTGTGGTTGTAAGTAAAGTAAGATTTTGGTTGAAAAATCCTACTATTTTTCTACTGCCAAAAGTGCGGAAAATAACTATGATTCAGAAACTATATTATTTAATGGTCAGGTTTTAATGACAATTTTTGGCTATAAAACAAGCCTTTAAGAATGAAAGTTACGAGGATACAGTAAACATATGCGAGAACACAAAGATATATTTAGCAAGATAGAATGGGTGCTTTTGAGAATTGCAATAATCCTTCTTCTCTTAATAGGAATTATTAAAGTCTTAAAAGTAGAGATTATGTCTTTATGGTAGGAGGAACGCCATGTCAAGGATTTTCAGTAATAGACCTATTTGCTGGAGCGGGCATATTACTTATTGTTGCCGAACTTCTCCCGATATCGAACCTGCACTTCTGCCACAGTCGGCACTTCTCCGGTTTCTCTCAAAAGCTGATTGTAACAATCCATCAAAAGCTTATCTTCTAATGTGGGTTTAGTTCTGCGAGGCATTAATTACATTATACAGGATTAAATGTTAAAGGTGTGTGGATAACTAAATGGGATTCCCCTTGATGAGTAGTTGGTCTGCAATTTACTTTACTAAATATTTGTACGTTGCAAATACGTATTCCCGCATATATTATCCATGCCAGAATTAACACAACTAGGACAAATGTCATACACCGCTTTAGTATCATCAATAATTCAATCGGTACACTTTTAACTATCTGAATTTTTATGCATAGCTTATTGTTACTAATTGGAAATGTCTCGTAACACTCGACCCCATTATTCATTTCCATGACCACCTTTCCAGTCATATATAAAGCATATATTCCTACCCCATTTTGCGCGATAAAAGCTAGAGCAATTACGGCAACTGTACCTTTATTAGAAATATCGCTACCCGCAGCAAGCCATCCCATAGTCGCATAATTTACCGTCACGAAGAATATAAACCAATTCATTGCTAACTGAGTAATATGGCGGATATTATTGTGTACTTCTTTGACTTTATTCTCTAAAAAACTCTTTTCTATGTCCTTCAACTCCATGACTTCATCAGGGTTATTCTTTGAAGATTCATCTTTGGCACCCGCTTCCTCAGTTCCATTCTCTGGAGGACTGTCTTTTTTCTCATTATTCATATCGAATATTCCTTAGAACGAAGTTTGTGCGGAATAATATCACAAAATCAGGACATTACCGATAAAATGTATTCTTTGGCAGTTTCAAAAAAGGGGATAACTCGCATCAAAAGTATAATTCTGGCTTACTTAACTCCTTTATTTTCTGTATTTACCTATTGATGATCTGTAAGTGATAGCTTATAATTACTACAGATAAAGCAAATAAGCCTCTCGGCAGAAACAATCAAAAAAATGGCAAAAAATATACTCTACTCCGCCTATTCAGACGGATCACACATTCACCATCGAGCTTGGGGTGATGAAGTCTGTGTCCAGAAACACACAAAGAAACTTCCTCAATATGCAAAATTCCTTATCATTAGCGGTTGGTTTCTCTCGGTCGTGCTAATCGCTCATTTAATCCTTAATTCAAATAATTTATAAATATATGGACTTATCACATTTAGCCGACAAAGCAGGAGATTATCTTCTAGACCCTGAACTAGAAATAACAATAGAACAAGAGCAAGCCTTACAAATAGTCTATTCATTAGGCTCTAGATTACGAAAGAATTATTAACTTATAAATATATGGATAAAATATCAATCTTAGAATGGCTTTACGAACTTCACCAAGATGCTTGTAAAGACGGTGATAAAGAAATTGCAGAACTATCTAGCCAAGCATATCAATTAATCAACAAGTAATATGAAATGCACTCACCCAATGGACAGGGAATCCATCAAACAATGCGCTCTGAAATTCGGCGACTGCTACCACAACAGAGAAACATTAACCAAAGAACCTAAAAGCTACTCAAACAAACCCTCTGGCTCTTACGCCAAAGATAAACGTTTCGATTAATTAATAAAAAATATATGAACAATTACGAACGTCCAGAATCTCACGACTGCAAACTATCACCTGATAGCTCTTGTAAAGGCTGTGAAATTATCCAAGAAATACTAGAGCCTGATAAACTCCTGCCCATAAATAAAGTTCCTAATCCGCCTGGAACATTATCACACCCTGCACCTAGAACATTTAACTAAAAAAAATGAAAAATAGAATCAACCATCACTCAAAAATTCTCAAACTTCTATCAGATAAAAAATGGCACTGCTCATTAGACATTCAAAAGCTATACATTCGAGATGATAGAAAGCGTATCAGTGAACTCAATAAATCCGGCTATCTCATCCTTGGCGAACCTTGCGACATCCATATTCACAACAGCCGATTATATATGCGAAAATTAGTAAGAAAACCTAAGAAAATTAATCAATAAACAATGACTTTAGAAAAACAGAGGAATTTAGAATCAACTGAGTGGATATATTGGACCCTCAGCAGCAATTATCGGCTTTAAACCTTCTACAATATTATCTATACCTCGAACTACCAGATATACTGCTGCAATAATACTGATAGTTTCGATATAACCAACGGTTTCTACTTTATTGATTGCATACAAACCGTAAGCAATCGCAAATACAACTTCAACACATCCGTACCAAACTCGTTTCCGCTCCCGCAATAAATACAACAAAATACCCACAACTAAAATTAAGATTACACCAATTATATTAATCCAAAATTGGCTAAAAAAAGACGTTATTGCAGTTAAAAGTCCAGGGAAAGCAGAAATTAGAATATCAGCAAAAAAATTAACAATGATTCCCAAGACAGCAGAAACAATAACAAATGTAAATTCCTTAGTACTTCTGGGTCTGCGTTTATAACCACCTTTTTGATTTGCCATATTCAATTTTTTCTCTCCTTTTGCAAATTTTGCGACTAGGCTAACACGAACGAATAATTAATGCACTAAAATATTTATTTATTAATCCAACTAACCTATGAAAAACCTCAAACCTGAACAGCAAACATCTAACAAAAAATTCAAACCATCAAGCGCAAGAAACTTCAATATCTATAAATCCCAATTCCTACCACTTAATGCCAACGATTCAGATGCGCTAGATGACCTGCTTAGAAAAGCCTATGAATACGAATTATTAATAAAAAAACAATGATAGAACCATTTGACCTAAACGAAGACTTTGATGTATTTGACCTCGAACTCAAACTGAACGAAGTAATAAAGGAACTCAACGAAATCAAATCCCTTATTGAACCTTCTTCTCACTAAACACAATAACGATAGATAACAATCAATCCTTAAACAATAAAATCTATGACATTAGAACAATATTTGAACAATGAATCTATGGAATTTAAAATTGATTTCTCAATACGAGTTTATGCATGGAATGATGGAAAACCTCACTTTTACATACACCCAACAGGTAAAGACGGTAAAACCTTAGATTTTGAAGTAAATGGAAACCAGCTAATCCCTATTTACAAAACAGAAGAAACCGAGTAATCCTCGGTTTTCTTTTAATGGAAAGACTGCCCCTGCTACATCCGCAGAAATTCACATCTCTGCGACTGCAAGCATCTAGCCCATACAGACGTGCCTTTGACATCTAAGACAAGGGCAATCTCCCTACCTTAATAATACAGTACAAATCGGCAAGCTACGCTGGGTTATTGAAGGCAACCTCTTTACGGTTGCGGATGTCTGCTACAATTCTAAGACCTGTAAGTGAATGGATAAATCAAAACTAACTATCTACACAAAATAACTAATCAATCTAACAAGCACATATCCTAATACCACATACACACACAATCTCTCTACCAACCACTCCCATAACTTAGTTTCACAGTACTCACAAAGATACACACTAAAGAACTTTCTCATACTTATTCCTTTCACTTAATAATGGTCTTCAAAAAGCAGACAGGCTCCGCAGCAGTCAAGAGTGGGAACGATTTAAATATATATATTCTTCTCTCCTCTTACTCTCTCGTGTTCATTCTCCAGTGCACACCAGAAACCAAACCAAAAACCATGAAACAACAAAACCGTTTCACACAAACAATGAACAATTAGCCTTACCCTTATTACCAATCCAACTACTACAATCTAACTAACTATGTTAACCCACTAAAACACTCACCACTTAACATACGTTAACCACTCCAACCTGAACACATGAACACACAACCAGTTCACTAAAACACAAAACTGAACTGATAAAACCAAACACAACAACACTGATAATAACAATTCAAATTAACCTTATACCCCGAACAAAGAGAGGGGATTATTCGGAAAACCGAAAAACAATCCCTATAGTATTCATCTCGTCATTCGACAACCCGCGCAAATGCTTGATTTTATTGATTATAAATTTTTAAGTCGGTATATCCTTATGGATTATGTAATGGACTCCGTAATGGAAAGCAAATCCGAAATTTTTTTAGTCGTAAATCGGTTTGTGATAAGTGTATTGAGTGGGTTTTCAACCAGATCAGAATGGACGGCTGCGTAATAATGACTGGAGCATTTCAGTTCTTCAAACAGCTTTACAACATTCGTCACAGAGGCTTCATCAGGCATTGTAAAAAGCAAATGAAACTGCTCTTTAGCTTCACGAAAGTGCTTCAGATAATTCAAGATTTTCTGCCGCCATACAGATATATTCTGTGAGCCGGTTTCGTGTTCAATATAAATAATTCCAATTTCACTATCCCACGTTCGATCTGGAATAAAATCTTTACCCAGACGTTTGTGCATTATCCATGTCACAACTAAATCAGCCAGCATCAGCGAAACAAATAAATTTCCCAATCCCCATTCGTGCTTGCGTTTATTATTATTGACTTCTGCTTTTGGCGGGACATAGCCAAGCTCATTTACGATATAAGAATCATTGGTAAGCGCCCAGAAATATTCCAGGGTTCCTTCATCCGGTGTGATTCCGTAGGATTTAGATTTTAAGAGTTTTTCGCCTCGGAGGGTTTTTAGGTTTTTCATCACCCTCTGATAAGCTCTGTTGCTGTTTTCGGGCGAGTATTCCTGCGGGTACATTGCTCTCGTTATCTGTCTCCCGGTCATCCACTTCTCGTAGTGGAGAAGTTGGAATATTTGTTCGTATTTGTCGTACATCAATTTGTCTATGAATTTCTTCTTTACTTAAATAAAACGGCTGGCTTAATATTTCCTTTATATATTCATCAAGTTGCTCATCGGATACTTGCTCTGTGGTAATGTCCGGCACGTCCGGTACTCTAATTCTAACAGGTGTTTCTTTGTCTTTTTTGATAACCATCTCCCGCTTGGGAATATTCTGGTTGGCATAAGAAGCGAGCAGCGGATGCAAATCTCCGCCATATCCTAAATCCTCAACCATTTCCAGCCGGTCTTTATAGCTCGATATATTGAACATCATCTTAATGCGGCAACCGTTCTTGATGGCGTTTAATGCGGCTTCTTGTCCGAATTTCCGAAACTGATAAAAGTCATGATGAGCGATAACAAGGCGAAGTCCAATCTTGCCAAAGTAATCTAGTAAATCAGCAATTTGTAAAGTAGCAAATCGAGCCGCTTCATCCATATATAAATAAAATATCTTTTTAACTACACCTTCGGGTTTGTAATGGAATAAAGCACTCATCGCTTGAACAATCTCGGAAATTATCAGAATCCCTAGAAGCCTCGCCTGTGTTTTAGGTAATGATCTGTTCGGTGACAAATTCACTAAAATTACCCATCCCTCTTTCACCATCTTTTCAAAATCTATCCCTTTGTCGCTGGCTGTCATTAGTTTTAACGGATTTCCGCGAAAAGTGTCGAGCCTGCCGACTGTAGTAATAAAATACTGATTAAAGTGTGTGCGGTTGTTGAATCCATCTTTGATGATTAAAGAATCTTCATCAAAATCCATAAACGGCAATTGTCTGGGATCAACATAATTACGGAAATACTTTGTTTCATATAAGGTAAGATTTTTTTGAGCTAGGATATTTAAGATGGCAGTGAGATTGCGCTTAACGCGGTTTGTATCCGTCTGATTTACTACTCCGAACAAAGCATTTACTGATTCTAATATCGCATCTATGGACTGTTCACGGTAAGGGGGTGGTTTAATTGGCTGGATGGTAGGTATTCTGTTTAGCCTGAAACATAAATCAGGGTCTATGTAAATAACCTTCTTAATACCTTTTAGAGCGCAGTAACGAAGAACTTTTTTGCAAGTATCACCGTTTTCTGATGGGTCTAGCAGACACAGCCCGTTGCCCATATCAATATCCTGTCTTATCTGATATTCGATAAACTTGGATTTACCCTGTCGAGGCTGCCCGATTATGTGCATATTTGCCTCGCGTTCTTCTTCTGTTATCCACAGTTCTTTAGAGCCTGATCCAAGCAGACGGAGCGGATACTCGGATTTTGAACGTTTGGCATCTTTATTTAAAATATCTTCAAAACTCGGAATGTGATAATCAGCATCGAAATTTCTACCTGTTACACGCTTATAAAAGTCTGGAGGCTTCTGTTCTTTGCCGTTTGAACTCATTAATAATCTCCCTCCTGTCGGCTATCATCTGCTGTTTGGTGTTGTGGTCTAAGTATCTGTTCTGAGAAATAAGCATTATCTGAGTGTGCTGTTCATCAATAAACTCCTGTATCAATAAAACCTTGCGGTTATTCTTCAGATAGTCGGAAACAATACCGGCGTTCACGCGAGCCTCATACTCTCTGATACGGGCATCAAGTTCGGCGTTTATCTTACGGATTTCATCATCTACTATTCGACTGCGTTCTTCCATCTCCAGCCGCTTTTCGGCTTCGAGAGTCATTATGTGCAGCTTATTCATGAACTCCGCTTCTTGTTTGCGTATCTCCGACAAGTAATACTCTTGATTTACCCGGTCGAAGCCTTCTACCGTCAACCCCTGCTGAGCTGCGTTATGGTAGAGCTGCGCGTAAGCGATAACATTCTGAATAACTGATTCATTCTCTGCAATAAACCGTCTCAAGTCGCTTTCTGATCTCTGCCGGTTGATTATCGCAGTAGAAATATCTTCAGCTTGTTCAATTAGAAGCTTCTGGTTTTTACCTACCTTTTCTAAAAAATCATTTCTTCGGTCTTGACTCTTTCCTTTGAACCAAGCCCAAAATCCACCCATATCCGAGCGATAACTATTCCATAAAGTGAACAGTTTAGTATCGTGATTTGGGTCAGATATTTGAGTTGTTAAACTTCGGGTTTCGTAACGGGCAAGCTGTGTATCTTTAAACGTCTGGTAAAACGGATCGTGCGGGTAACGAGATTTTACCATTCTACCTACTTCTTCGTCAGACAAATCGTATTCGTCGGGGTGTTCTTCTTTGTAGAGTCGTCCTAAATCCGCAAGAGTCGGCATTACTTATTTCCCCTTTTGTTTTTCTCTCCATCGTTTAGCAAGTCCCAGGGGGTCAATGTGATTCCCTGACGAATCCCCAAACATATTCTGAACGCTTTCTTCCATTTCCTTTTGTGCTTTTTTTTCTTTATCAAGTTGATTTTTCCCCAGCCATATAGCGAATAAACTAACAGGTATACCTACGAAGAGTACACGCGCCCCCAGTCTCCATTCTCCACTCCCTATTACATGTAACGCAGCTAGAGAAATACTTAGGGAAAGCACACACAAACCATATTTTAACTCAGTAGGTTCTAATAACTCTCTGTACTTATCACGATAGGCATAATAGATTCCTAATACATAACTGACTAATAAACCCGAAAAAGCAAAAAACGCACCGTCTGGTAAACCGTATTGGACTGCTGCATATAATCCGTATAAAAAGCCAATGGTCAACATTCCTAATAATAGAAAAAAATTAATAGGTGACTCGCTTCGTTCAAAGGATATACTGAATCTGCTCATTCATATTCTCCTACAAAACTGAATTTGTCTTGGAACTTATCTCCCACTATTCTCTAAAGTGCGGATGCTCCCTGCGGTTATCACTCTGCCTAGATAGCAAAGTCCGACGAGAACAAAAGACATTATCGGTATCCATAAGCCATGTAACCCGACAAAGTAAGTAATGACGCTGATGACTCCGACTAAAACAAAGACTGTCAACGCTATCCCAGCAACTAAATTAAAATTAGCCAGTAGTGATATAGAACTATCATATTTCCCCATAAATTTATCTCCTGTTTTGGGTGTCAGCGATTATAATCTAAAATTAATTTATGGTAAAGAATTTTTTAAAATGTGATAAAATCCTTATCTGTAAATAAAAAATCCACCGGAAATTTAACCAGTGGATTTAAGGATTTGAACGAATTTTACTGCTCGTAAGTTGTTGAAAACAAAGAAGGATGGATTGTAAATTTAAAGTTGTCTTTTCAGTCCGCTGCTCTACCAACTGAGCTACCAAGCCGTTTGCTCTCGGAAAAATTTGTAAGAGCAAGTTTGTTAGTGTAAATAAGCCGCCCGC